TCTTGCCTTGGCGCATGCCGTACTTGATGAGGTTGCCCTTGAGGTAGCCGATGAACTCCTCGCGGGTGAGCAGCGCTTCCATCACAGTCCACGGCTGTACGCCCATGTCCTTGTAGTGTGAGCCTCCAGCTTGCATGTCGTCTGCGCGTTTGTCCGCGTTGATGCGGCTTGTGGACATCATGTGTTGCAGCTCTTGTTCTTCTTCAGTGGTGAGGTCAGGGAACATTTCAATTTGTTGCATGGTTTTCTTTCATGGTTGGGATGGTGCCATAAACGACGCGGAAGGGCCACGTCAAATCATATTTTGGCTGAGTAGTTATCGAGTTTTTTAGTCCGGCCGTACGGGATACGGGTGAGGCTGGCTTTGCTGTATGTGGTGATGTTGCTATTTGAGTTGAGGTCTTTTGATCTGCCATTGGGAACCTTGGGTTTTAGGGATGCAGTGTCCGTGATACCTGCACGCCAGTTGAAGACGTTGTTTGTGGATTTGATGGTGCCGTCTGGCCAAGCGAGTGGGTGCTTTTTCATGGGGCCTTTCAAAACAAAACAGTTACGGGTAGGGTCGAATCGAACAAGATCATTGACTTGCATGTGTTGTCTCCACGATAGGGCGCATCTTCTTTAGGCGCAAGTTTTCCATTACATCGGCCATGGCGGTCTCCAGTTGCTTGACGGTAACGGTCTCAAGCTGTGCGTCGTGGATTTCCATGACTAAGTTTAAGGCTACCAGTTCAGGGCCACGGGCGATGAAACGAAACGAGTTGGCTACACCCCGACGTGCAAGGTCAAGGATAGCGTCTTGCGCGGCCCGGATTTCTAACTTCCAGTCCTCGCCTACGCCGCGATTGGCCAGCGCCTCTGTGATGTTCAGGGCATCAATCAACGCGTCAATATCGCGGCGCGCGGCAGTCCCCATACGCAGGTTATTCATTGCGTCGTGATTGCGGATTTTGAGCGTAGTGCCTGCACTGATCTCATCAACTTTTTTCAAGCTCGCCTGCACCCACGTCATGTTGTCAAGGCGCACCCCTTTGGGTTTGTATTTGCTTCGCTTACGCATCTATGTGTTCCCCCTTGCTCGGATGGCATCAATCAAAGTCCCCTCTGCTGACACTACTTTTAATTCAATCAAAAGTTTTATTACCACCTCACGCTCATCAGCACGGACAAGCTCGGCAAAGCGGCCTTGCTTCAATACCAAGCCGCCCACAACGTCAATCAGCCTGTGTATCTCAGCCACCAGCGCGGCTGTCGTTTCAACGTCTACCGGAACTACTGCGTTCGGAAATAGCCATTCTTCTTTCATTTGTTCCCCCCGAACATTGTGCGTAGCTCTTGGTACAGCTTGAACGCCTCACCCACACTGATGTTGGCCAGCACACTGTCCGCAGTAGGCGCAGTAGGCGCAGTAGGCGCGGCCACTTCGATAGGGCTCGGCGGTAGGGTAGGGGGCAAGTCCTTTTTGTTTTTGGTGGGTTTGGGTAGTGGCGCGTATTCTTCTTGCGATACATACAAGCCACCATGCTCCTTGCGGATGTTTCCTCGCGCAACCATTATGGAGAGCAGCGAGGTAGATGAGCTTGCATTAACGCCCATTTTCTTCAGCGCAGCAGCGGCCGCGAGACGCGTAACCCCGGGGTTATCACGCACGTAATTAAACGTGATGCGCGTGGAGTTGGTTGTAATTTTGCGGCCGATGTTAGTCGTCATAGTTGTGGGTGTAGGCACGGGGTTATTCCATTGGTTGATTACTTTGGACATTTCTGATTTGAGATCAGGCATAAACTTTTAACCTTAAAACAATTTGAGTTGGCGGTCGTCTTCGACCGGGGTGGGTTTGTCTAATTCTTCGATGTCGCGCAAGCGCATCTCCAATCGCTCGGCAAGGGCTTTGATAAGCCCCGCTTGGCCATCAGCTACGCGCAGTAGCTCGTCGTCTGTCAAATTTTCATATCTCATGTAAGCTCCAAAAAAGTTAAGAGGTTGTTGTTGAGATCGGTGGTGAACCACACGATGGCGTCTGGTGGTGGTTGGGAGATACGCTTGAGGTGCCCCCCGACAGTGGCGGTAGTGAGGATGCGGTTAAGCCATTCAGGCCGTGAGTCCAGCTCACCCCGCCATGAGGCTTCGTTGCCTTCGTGCCAGCACTTGAGGGCGTACTCGCCAGCTCGTTCTTCGTATCTGTATTCGCGTTCATTGGGTGTTGCCATGATGTGTGGGTATCTTGTGTTGCTGTATTGGCGTGCCGCATCTTCATCCCTCCAGCTCGGCATCACCGCTATCCACCCCCCAGTCAAACGCGTCGAGGATGGCATCGACTTGCTGCTTAGTTTGGATACGTGTACTGTGCTCATCTCTCAATTCCTTTGGTGTTACCCCAGACAATACGGCCTCAACCTTACGGCGCGCTGACTCAAGCTGAGGGTCTTTGGTGATGTTCATTACGGTCAGCAGGTCGCACAACTCCAAGGCACCTGTCACCATCGTGTCGTGGAACTTGCGCTTCTTGCCGTCCTCCTCGATCACCAACCGATCGGACAAGCGCAGCAAGGCGTCGTGCAAACGGCTCCATGAATCTTGGTTAGCCTGTGCCAGCTTGGCCTCCATGCGGCGCTCGTACTGCTCGACCAGCTCACGCTGTACCTCGCTCTCAATGTCAAGGCGGAAGTCACCCGAGGTAGGCAGTGGTGTGAAGCTCGACTCCATACGGAAGCGCAGGGCCACCTGTGCGCGGGACAGGTACTCTTGCCGGTTAAACAGCGTACCCAACTGGAACGCAGCGGCCGCAACCAGCGTGTCGTACTTGTCAAGGAACGCATCAACCAGTCGATCGAACTCGTTGCTATACCGACCCATAGTCTGCTGATATTCCAGCAGTGACGCAGTGGGCAAAAGACGCGCGCCTTGGTCGTTCCATGGCAGGGTCAAGCGGTAGTGCTCAGCACGCGCACGGGCTTGGAACTTGGTCAGGTCGTCGAGTTCTTTGCACTCAGCAAACAGGTTCTTGTACACAGAGGCAGCCTTCTTAGAGCCTGACCCTTTGGCGGCTGTGACCTCGCCTTGCGTGGCCTTGTCCTGCTTGCGGCCGGAGTACACAGAGATGTGCAGGTCCACCATCATGGACGCACGAGCGACACCGGCAACGGTGGAGGGTTTGGTTTCAGTCAGATAGTCCATGATGTTTCTTTCTTGTGCATTGATAGCATGAGGTTCATAAAGGTGATGGGGTTTACATCGTCCCCGATGTATATCTTTTCGGTGTTCGGGGAACCGTTGAGTTCGCTGATTCGTACGAACCAGCCATCGTTCTTAGCGCGTCTGGCGTAGGCCACCAGCTTGTCGTTCTCAAACATGTCCCACATGGGGCCATGTTCTTTGGTCATTGAAAACTTCCATGTGCGTTCCATTTCTTTTAACCTTAAAAGTTAGGGTTCAGTGGGGTTGAGTTTCATAGCCAATTTGACGGCGTCCACGAAATCGTCGGTCACGATACTTGCCTGCAGCCACTCATGCGGCTGTTTGGTTTCGATGGTTGGTGTGTATGCGTTGTCGTATCCCTGTGAACCCTTCCTCGAGCCTACATGCTTCTGGTCCAATAGGTCCGCGTCTTGCACTGCGGTCATCAGAATTTCCAGTTGATGCTGGGCTAGCAAGATGTTCTTGCCGTTGATGTTGACTTGATATCTCATGCTTCACACTCCTCAGTTTCAAAAGTTATTTCATTGCACTCGCACGATTCGATGAACGATTGCTCGCTCGTCAGGTGCTCGTACTCATCACGCAAGTCGCTGTACAACTTACGGCACAGGGCCTCTACCCCCGACTGCATCTCATCCTCAAGGCCAGCGGAGTGGTATTGATCTTCGACCAGCTCGTCCCATGCCTCCTGCTCAAGCCCCGCAAAAATACCCTCGGGGTTGGTGTTGCCTACGACGTTGCCATCGAAGCTCACGCGCGGCCAGCACCCGCGATTGGTGCGGTCTGACACCCGTGCAAACTCGCCGTAGTCCTTGACGGCCAGATACAAGGCAGGGTACGTCACGTCGTAGCTCTTGTGTTCCATCCACTCATCTACGGCGATGCTTCCCTCGAACGATGCGTAGTCTCCTTGGCTGTACGACAGGCTGAAGTTGATACGCGAGACGCTTATGCCTATCTTGGCCATGTCAGTCATGAAGTTCTCCTCCATGTAGTCCCACCAGTCGTAGTCAAGGGCGTACTCTGTCCACTTTAAATACTCCCTCTGGAATCTTTTTGGGTCCTGCAGGGATAGCTCTCGTGCGGTAAGTGTTGACATTTGGATACCATTCCATGTTTTGGTTAACGTGAATCGTGGCGATGGTTTTCGCCGCTTCGAGGTTGTCGATGTTCTCTATATGCAGTACGCGCTTGGGCGCCGCCTCCTGCACTTGTATGTACCACCCGTTGAAGTGTTTAACGACAGCGACGGTGAGCTCGCGTGTTTTGTGGATGAGGAGGTGAACGTCAAAGCCCTCCTCCACCCATTCAAAGTCATCGAGCGTCATACGTTGCAGTCGATTGACCTGCGCACTTGCAGGTAGTACTCGTTGTTGTCGCCGGTTTGGTGTTGCTCAGTGTCATCTGATTCCTCGCCAAGACGAACAAACTCTGTGCAGTAGCCGGGTATGTCATCACTGCTATTCGGGTCGAACGCTTCCAGCATCGTCTCGAACATCTGCACATCGGGGAACGACGTATACCACTTCACATTGGGTATGTTGAACTTCAGCACACGGTCGGCTTCCAGCCACTCCATGTACGAATCGCCAAACTCGTCGGCCACATGCTTAAACGTCGTGGCCATCAGCACTTTTAGTTGCTCAAACTTTGCAGCCATGTCGTCACCACCGCGCTCAGGGTAAATGAGCGCCATTACATCTGATCTGTATCCCATCACGGCCTCCAAACAAAAACATCGAACCACACAACAACCAAGCCAGCGATACACACCACTAGCTCGGCAACAAAGATAAGTTTTAAGCTTAAAACTTTCATACTTCCACCTTGATCGAAGTGCCGAACGGTGCAACCAAGTCAGATGTGATAGCCCACAACGTGGGCACATCACTGCGGCCCCAGCTGCCGACATAACCGTCGGTGAACTGCACAATGGCTTGAGGTGTGATGTGCTTGTCTCGCAGGTAGTCGAACAACACAGAACCGTCTGTGCCACCACCGCCTTTGATACGCAGGTCTTGCACAGCGAACTGGCCGTCCTCGAATGTCTGGTGACCAGCGACTGCGGTGTCCCAATAGATCACATGCACCTTGCTTGGTTTGACATCTTCGATGATGGTGCGAATCTCTGACACGAAGCGAGTCATCTCGTTACCGCCGAAGATTGAGCCGGATGTGTCGAAGCCGATCACGAGCTCCGTCATAGTAGTGCCTAGCATGGTGGGCATGTAAATGTCCATGCCGAGGTAGCGGCGGTTGGGCTTGCGCCATGACGATTCATCACGGCCAGCGCAGGTCTCGGTGATGAACTCGCGCAACACTTTCTTCCAGTCGATCGCAGGGGCCAGCAGGTCACCGAAGATACCATCCTCAGCACCCGCACCCTTACCTGCCAGCTTCTTGCGAAGCATCTCGCCTTGGCGGATAGCGCGTTGAATCTCATTGGCTTGCTCTTGCTCCTTGGCAGGGTCGCCGTTGGCTTCGTTGCCGTCCCAATCGTGCTCGTCCAAGTCGCCTTCGCCGTCTCCAGAGCCGTCTTGTTCTTGCTCCTCCATCTGTTGCTTGAGGTCGGCGTAGATCATCTGCACAGACCAGCCACGATACTTGGGCTCGGGCGGTACGCCGAGCTTGGGCATCTTGATGAAGCCTTCGTCGTTGTCCGTGTCTTGCAGGTTAAGGTTGACGAAGAAGTCGGCGGCGACGTTGGCGAGGCGGGGGTTCTCCTCGTGCAGTAATTTCCACACCGCCATGTGGCGATAGGCTTTGTGAGTTGCTTCGTGCAAGATGAGGAATCGCAACTCGGGGTCGGTGCTCATGTTCTCCTCGATGAACTTGGGGTTGTATCGCACATCCCAGCCATCGGTGCATGCAGTGGGCACGTCTTCATTGACGATCACCTTGCCACAGGCAAGGACGCCAGAGAACGAACAGAACTTCTTGTGTTGCATGATGGCAATGTGTGCCTTCTTGATACGGTCAGCGACATTCATGATTTTCTCCAAAAGGTTTAAGGTTAAAAGTTAATTGCAAAGGGCTCGGTGCTATCCAACTTGTCGGCCAGCTCGTTGTGTATCTCAACCATCAGTGGTGTGCGGCATGTCGATACCACTTCAGCGATCTGTTGGGCTATTACAAGGTGATACATGTGCAGGCTAAGCCGTCCGAATTTGGTACGCTTGGCTTCGCTGGCCATACGGCCGTATCGCTCGTTGATGTAGTCAGCGTTATTACGGCTGTCGTTTGCGTGCTCAAGCAACTTGGCCGCCCCGATCAGCTCAACGAGCTGCTCTCGTGCCTCCGGCGTCAATATGGCGACGTCATTGATACACACCCCCCACTTAGTTGCCGACACAGGGGCCTCGCGGCCCGCATCCTTGAGCAGTTGCTCGGCCAACAGGCGGGACTTGCTGCGGTATCCAGCGGACAGGCTGCCAGTGCGAAGCATCTT